CTAAATTACAAAAACACGGTATGAGAAGTATGATTATATTAGATGAGAGTACATCTATAAAAAATTTAAGAGCATCAAGATCTAAAGCTATAATTAAATTAGGTCAACTTGCTAGATATAAAAGAATTCTTACAGGTTCTCCTATTACTAAGTCTCCATTAGATTTGTTTTCACAATGTGCGTTCTTAGATAAGAAGTTATTAGGGTATGATAATTATACAGTATTCAAAGCTAAGTATGCAGTTATGTTTAGTATAGAACGGGGTGGGTACAATATACAAATACCAAAGTATTATGTAAATCTTGAAGAGCTAGAATATAAACTAAAAAACTTTTCATATAGAGTACGAAAAAAAGATTGTCTAGATTTACCCGAGAAGATGTATGTTCAAAGATATGTAGATCTACCGGATGAACAAAGAAAAGCCTATGAACAATTGAAAGAATCTGCTTTAATGATCTTGAGAGATGCAGAGGTATCTTACAATAATAAACTTACTGAACTACTTAAGCTACAACAAGTAGCTAATGGCTTTGTCAAAACAAATGAAGGGGACATTGTAGATTTTAAAACTAATGCCAAGCTAACAGAGCTTATGAATATAATAGGAGAGACAGAAGACAAGTGTATTATCTGGGCTAACTATGTTCATAATATTGAAAGCATTAAAAAAAAATTAGCTGAGACTTATGGTGTAGACTCAGTCGTATCTATTTATGGTAAAGACTCAGTTGACGCTCGTAATCAAGCAGTTGAAAAATTCCAAAATAAAGAAGAGTGTAGATTCTTAGTAGGTAACCCAACAGTAGGTGGATATGGTTTAACACTGACTGCTGCTAAGTATGTTATCTATTTTAGTAACTCTTATAATCTTGAAGTAAGACAACAAAGTGAAGATAGGGCTCATAGAATAGGACAGAAGTCTCAAGTAACTTATATTGATATAATTTGTAGAGATACAATAGATCAAATGGTATTACACAATCTTGAAAACAAAATTGAATTATCTGCTAAGACTCTTGGGGAACAGGTTCAGAAGTGGCTTTAGTTTTATGATATCGTTCTACTCTCTCTAACCATTTCTCTTCATACTCTTTTAATTTATTTTCATTCATTTTAAATTCTTGATAAACTTTATCTTTAGTACAGATACATATTAATCCTTGTGTTATAGGACCATACTGTTTCTTATGTGCTAATGAGTATGCACAGATTTGATAGTAATAATCTTCTACATACTCTTCTCTTTTTAATTTGTTTGATTGCTTGAAGTCAATGATCGTAGGTTGATCATCATACAAACCAACTACATCTGTTGCACCTGCCCATCTATCTTCGTATGCAAGACTAACTTCATTACCCCATACTTCTTTTAATTTACCTAGGTTGTCTACAATTTCGTGAGCCATAAGTCGTGGTAAGGCACCCTCTGGTGACAGATTAATATAACCTCTTCCATCAATATAATTCTCAAGAACATAATGCATCTCAGTTCCTCTAGTTGCAGCTTGGTTAGTTATTCTTTGTGCTTCTTGATAACCGACTCTTTCTCGCCAAGCATCAAGTCCAGCTTTCTTATCTTCTGATTGTGTAGCTGATAATATAGTAGTTACTGATGGTATTTTTATGTCTCCAACATTATAGTGCCGTGAGCCGAGGTCATTGTCTCTAGTATACTTAGCATAGTCGTATTTCTTTTCGAGTTTTAAGTCGGTAATATAAAATGAATTATTTTCTCTAACAAGACGCACAAGGTCTTTTAGTTTAATTTCAAAATAAGAGCAACAATTATTCCTAGCATTGTTGTCATTAAAAATCCTGTAGATGCTATCATTATTTTTTCAAGTCTATGTATATCTTGATGAACATCATTTATTTTTCTATTAGTTTCTTCTTGCATAATTCTACATAACTTCTCATGGTCATCCATTCTTTGATGAGCGAGTATATCTTTACTAGAAGCTTTTTTTGGCACTGACTATCCCTCCCTTATTAAAAAGGTTTAGGGCCTGTGCTAGTTCTGTATTTGATTGTCCACCCATAGGTAAACTAGATGGTGTTACATTTGGTAAAGGAATATCAGATCCAGATCTTACTATTGATCCTGCTCGTTGTCCTGTACCTTGTTGTTGTACTCCAGATTGTAAGTATGGATCTATTTCTATTGCAGGGGCATTCTCTGGATCAAATTCTCTTTTGGCAGGAGCACCTGGCATAACACCCGTTTTAAAATATTGTTCATAAGCTTCTTTGTTTCCTTGCACTTTGTCCATAGCTGCCTTAGCTTCTACAGGACCTACAATACCTTCTGCAACTAAAGCACTACCTAATTGTCCAACATATCTAGTTAGCTTTTCATAACTATCAATTCCTTTACTACCTTTACCTAGACCTTCAATTAATGCTCTAGTTGTTGCAGGTCTAGACATTGCATAAGCTAAACCAGCAGGACCTAATACAAAAAATGTTGCAGCACCTGGATCGATTGTACCTGTACCAAAACCAACTACACCAACTATTTGTGATAATGCACCAGCTTGTTTCATCTGTACAAGCATGTCTCCACTTGTTCCTGCTGCACCTGGTGGTTTTATTTTACCTTCAATTAATTGTAATCTTCTAACATAATCCTTTATGCCTTTTATTTGACTGTCTTTAAGAAAACCTACTGGTAATCCTGTTTTAGGATCATTTCCAAATAACCAATCATAGTCTTTCATAAATTTTTCTGCTTTAGGAACACTAAGTTTGTAATACTGTCCTGATTTATCAACACTATTTCTTAAAAAATCTTTGAAGAACTGTCCTTGTAATGCTCCTTGAATTGCTTCTCTTTGAGGAAATAAATCATATTGTTTTCCTCCAGCATTTATTTTACCATCTTTTAAACTTTTTTGAAAAGCTCTAAAGTAACTTGGCTTACCTGCACCAATAATATTTTTATATAATCTTTCTTGACCAAAGTCAGTTTTTAATAAATCACTTACAACTTTACCTTCGAATGCCCTTCCTCCTAATCTTGTAAAATCTGAAGCAGCTCTTCTTGCTCCATTTACTGAAGCTGGTAAAGGAGAGTTTGCTAACATAGATTCCAGTCTTTTTAATATCTCGGCTTGAACCGACTTTGCTCTTCCTAATGGTCTCATTCCTCCTATTTCTTCATAGGCAACTCTAAAAGTATTGTAATCTGCTTCATCACCCATTCTAGTTAAAACTCCTAACATTGTAGTTACGTCTGGATTATCAGGAACTATATTATCCTTTGTAGCTTGTTTTATGTAAGTATTTAAATTACTAACTACCTCATCTTTACCTAAATATGAATTATAAACATTTATTTTTGCCGGTACTTCAGGGCCTCTAATTTTTACATTGAATGCAGGATCATACGAACCATCAGCTCTTCTTGTAGCTTTGTTTACACCATCTGCTAATTGATTCCATAATTTATCCTTCCCTCTTTGATAAATTTTTTGGCCACCTATAATTTGTCCATTTAAAAAAGCAGTTACACCATCTGCAGCAGTATCATAGTCTATCTTTGGTAAGTCCTTTGTTAATACTTTTGTAAAATTATCAATAGATTCAATTGTCATTAATCTACTTAAACCTTCTGTTTGTCTAATAAACGCACCACCACCAATAGAGGCAGCAGACAGTGAACTAGCTAATTCAACACCAGATTGTTCTGTAACTTTACCTGCAATAATATTAGCATCTTCAAATTTATATTTACCTCTTTTTACATTAAAGAAATCTGGGTTAGCTTTTTGTGCACTTAAAAATGCATCATCAATTAATTCTGTACTTTCTAAAATAGTTCTTTGTTCTGGTGTTATAAAAACTTTTTGTGATTCATCTGATAATTTATCTAATACTTCTTTACTTGGTAGTTTTCCTGTTTCTTTAAACTTAGCAACTTCCTTGTAAAATAATTTATCTCCATCTAAACCTCTAATAACATCTTGAGCACCATCAATTGTTTTTAAAGAAAATCCTGTAACCTTGTTGTATGTTTTAGCTAAGGCTCCTGCCATACCAAAACCAAGTAGTTCACCAAAAGCACCTTGAGCTGTACCTCTTGCAACTTCTCTTACAATACTTTCTTTAGGATCAAATGTTTGAGATATAGCTGCACCAGCTCCACCCCCTAATCCAGCACCGGTCACACCTCCGATTAATCTTTGTTTATTTTTACTTAAATTTAAAAGTGGTCTTGCTATTCTAGCAACTCTTGCTGCCATTAAACCTGTACCCACTAAAGAAGATCCTCCTGTAAAAGGAGCTGCCGCAACACCTGCAATACCACCAGCGATAGATAAACCTACCTCTGTTACTATTCTCATAAAGTCTGGGCTTGCTAAAAAACTTTCTGTATCTTTGTTGTACTTTCCTTTTTGTGCATCAGATAAAACATCTTCAGGAGTAATCATAAGTTTCATCTCATCATCAAAACTTAGTCCTCCATCTTTACCTGTAGCACCTTTAGCTGCTAAAACAGAATCGATAGCTACTTGTTCTTTAGGAGTAGGCTCAGTCCCTTTAATTTTAAATGTGTTTCCTTGTACAACTATCTCTGCCATATAAATCCTTAATTTGCACTAACATCGTATTTGTTACCATCGTATTGTTTAATACTAACACCTTCACTTAAATCTACATAGTTAGAGGCACCTCTTCCAGAAGCCTCCATAATCTCAAGTGCAGTTGTAAAGTCTGCATTATTATCTTCTGCAATTGCAATAGCATCTGCAAAGTAACTATCTAATGCTTGTAGCTTTGCTTCAAATGTAGCTTCAGTATCACCTACCTGTGGAATAAGTTTTGTAATTCTTTCTGCTTCTTGTTCTGATACTGCAGCACCAGAGATTGCTTGTGTAACGAATGATGTTGCTTGTTGTATTCTACTTTTAAAAGCACCGTAGTCTTTTGAAAATTGTGAGCCACCTACTTTACCAATCGATGCTCTAATTCTTGATAGATCACCAAATCCTACAGGCTTACCTAATTTATAATAGTCATCACCTATTCTAGATAAAATAGTTCTTACTCTTTTACTTCCTTGAATTTGTTTTACAGATTCTGCTGATGGTTTAGATACAACAGTTATCTTTCCCTTACCATCTATTTGAGCAACAGATCCTTTTGGTAAATTATATTGTACTAATTCTTCATCTGTTAAGGTACGAGAACGATCTAATCCTGTTCCTTTTTGTTTTTCTACAGATAAAATAGTAGCCGGAAGTTTACTAACTCCTTCCCCTAATGCTGTTAATGCAGGAGCAATTCCTGATCCTTTTGCTTGAAGTAATGGTGCAGCCAAAGTTGCTGCATAAATAGCTTTTTCTTTAGGAGTTAGCCCAGTTATACCTCCTGTTTGAAAATGTTTTATAGTTGGCTTCAATGACTTGAAGTATCTATCTTTAAACATTTTTCTTGTTAATACTTTATCCATGACTACCTCGGTTGCATCATGTTATAAGCAGAATATCCTGCTAAACCAGTTCCCACTGCTTGTGCTAACGGATTAGCTCCGGGAGCCGTGGTTGCTGTAAGTGTACTCTGTGTAGTAGGTAAATTAGTCATAATACCTTTTAAGAACTCAACTCTTTGATATGGCTCGTATGCTCTTTGTAATGCAGTTTGTCTTTGAGCTTGAAGAGCTTGTTGTCCAATACCTCTTTGTAATGCACCTGCTTGCATTTGAGTATTTATATCAGCTAAAGACATCGCTTGTTGTTGGGCACCCAATTGGCCTAACCCTTGGCCTGCAGCTAATTGTGTTGAAGTTTGTAAACCTTGTTGTTGTTGTGCTGCACCTAATGCAGTTTGAAATCCTGCTGCTTGTGCTTGACCCATAGCCTCTAAAGTTCTTTTTTGTAATTCTGCTTGTTGTACACCTTCTCTACCACCACCAAAAGCTCCTGCATTCACAGCGTTAGCAGCTAATTGATTTTGAGCCATCAATCCTTGTCTTCCAATTTCATTAGTTACATATTGTTGGTAAGGGTTTAAAAATTGATTTATGTTTGGTCCCGCTGCAGCAGTTTGTTGTGCTCCAGTAAATGCACCAATACCAGATGTAACTGAACCAGCACCAACACCTGTTTGACCTGCTTGTGTAATACCTGCTCGCTCTAAAGGACTTAGAGGTGCAACTTGAATTCCTGGAAGATTAACTGGATTCTTAGCTAAGTTTGCAGCTTCGTCATATAAGGCTAGTTTTCTAGCCTCTACTCCTGGTGCTTCTCTTGCAATACTAGTTTGTGTTCCTGTAGAGCCTGAACCACCTCCACCTCCACCACTGAATATACTCATTAGTTTAACTCCTTTTCAAATTCAATATGTCTAGACTTAAAACCATATTTTGGCATAACTTTTTTATATCCTGGTCTCATATAAGCTTTGACTTTTTTACAACCATTTACCCTAGCAAAAGTTTCTAAAGTATTAATTAATTTTTCTTCCCATAAATTCATTTTTTTACCAGTACAAATTAATCCTTGTAATTCCTTAAAGTTTGGGTTCTCAAATACTCGAGTTGTTACAACACCATAAACTTTATTAGATTCATCCCCCTCTGATCCAAATACTAAAAACAATTGGTTGTCTCCAGATAAAAGTAATTCTTTAATATCATTAGGCTCTGCATAACCTCCACTGTAAACTAAAGCTTCTTTAATCATAAAATGAACTAAATCCCAAATATCCTCTACCTTAGAAGGAATAATGTGTAATACTTCAATATTGTTTTTAACTATCTTTTGTGCTTGCATCGACTAAATCATAAATTCGTTTTAATTTTTTTTGTTGATCATAAAAGAAACTAGCACCTGCTTTTCTCATGCTTTTATAACTTTTAGGATCTCCCCCAGATAAAATACCTGCACCTAAAACAGCGTCAGCTCTAGATACAAATTCTCCATCAGCTAATTGTGCAAGCATTGTATCTTCATCCTTGTCACCATTACCTGCACCATCTTCAACATAACCTTTAGCTCTAACATAATTGTTGTAATCGTTTTCGTTATGGTCTGTTTTAGATGGTAAATAATTAACTCCACCTTGATTAAACTTTTTTACTGCAGTAGCTAAACCACCTTGATTTGCATAAAACATATTAGATCCATAAGTCTCATCTCTTGTTGGCATAGTGTTTTCTGCAGGTGTAAAGGCACCTTTTAATTTAGCAGATTGTTCTCCATATGCTTTAGCGTAATCTTCTTCAGTAAATGGTGGATCTACTTCCTCTTCTTCTTGTAATAAAGGTAAAACACTTGAAGCTATAATAGCTGTTTGGAATGGATTTTCTTTTGCTTTTTTTAATAAGTTAGCAGCTATACCTTTTTTTTCTGCTGCCTCTACTACATTTAATCCAGATAATTCTCCACCTCTTGATACAATATCATTACCAAATTTATCTACACCTATAACTGTACCTTCAGGCATGTTTGCTTTATTTAAAAAACTTGTACCTAAATTTCCTTTAGGCATAGGTGCTACTGGCTGTGCTCCTCCTAATCCAATACTAGATAATGGAGCATTTTGAAATGATGCAGGCCCAATGCCTGATGCCCCTAATGCATAAGAACCACCACCAATTAAGGCAGCATCTCTTAATGCTCTCTTTGTTGATTTACCTCTAAGTTTTTGTACACCAAATGTGGCTAATGCTAATGTAAATGGATCCATAGTCTATTTTCCTAATAATAGCATATAGTATCATTTTACTTGTTAGGTTTCAACTCATCTACAAAACGTCCTTCATATTGGTGTTCCCCAACATGTATAATTTTGTCAGTAATAAAGGCATAGCATTTACCACCTATGTCCTTCCAGAGCTTACAGAATGAAAAGTCTTCTCCTAGATATGTCTTTGTTTCTGGGTCATGTATACAATCAAAAAAGTTCCACATGTGAGGTTTATCTACATAGGCTCCATTAATTACATTTTTTTGTACAATAGCTTTTTCTGGATAATGTTTTATTAACTTATCAAATACAGATCTTTTAATCATCATACATCCTGTTGGGCTGTGAGTTACCTCTATAACCCCATCATTAATCTTTATATTGTTATCGTTTTCAACTCTCATTGGATAAGTATTAAAAGAACTTTTTAAATCATTTATATTTTTTATTTCATTGTTTTTAATCCTTTCCATAGTCTTGTCCCACATAATAGTTTTTAAGGGATATGGTATAGATATTATATCCTTGTCTAATTCCAACATTTTAAAAATAGACTTAGAGTTAAAATATATATCTGAATCTATAAATACCATATGGGTGTAATTAGATTCTAAAAAACCAGCTACACACAAGTTTCTACCCTGTGTCACTAATGATGATTTTACTAGTGAAAAATTTACTTTTATTTTCTTTTCAAAGCAGAGTTTTTGGAACTCTAACAAGGCTTGTGTATAATGAATTGAACACTCACTGTGTACTGGGGTAGCAATATTTATTGATATACCAGAATACTCTGAGCTAGTATCTTTTGGTTTCCACATAGGAGCAATAGCTTTTTCATGAGTTGCTGAATTTACTTTTACTTCTTTAAGTGTTTGATAAGTATCTTTATTTATTGTTTCTTTCACTAAGGGCTCCTTTCAAAAAACCTGTCCATTCATTTCCCTTTTTTTCCCAACTGTAAAATCTTTTATAAAACTTCTGTTGTTCTTCTAAATGTTCTTGCATAAATTCAGTATGTAAATAATTAGCAGCAATCTCTATAGCACTTCCTGTAGCTATACCCATACTTTCATAATCATTACTATAATTTATATATACTGGCCATTCTGCACATGTTTCGTATAATGCTCCAAAGTTATTTGTAATTACATGAACTCCAGAAGCCAAAGCCTCTAAAGCTGATGCACAAGAAGTTTCTTCAAATATAGATGGATAAACAAACATATCATAAGTAGGCATCTTTTCTAAAATATATTCATTTGGTTTATACCCAATATAATTTACATTAGGTAATTTTTTAGCTTGTTCATATAAGGGTTCAAATCTTTCATCAAAATCTTTTTTAAATTCATCACCATAAACTTCTGTTGAACTATAAATATCCATTATAATGTTAGGGTTTTTTATTTCTTGCATTGCACGAAGAACAACATTTAATCCTCTCCATGGTGTACAGTGGTGTATTAATTTTACAGGATCTCCTTTTTTATAAATTTTTCTTTTTGGAAAATTATCAATACCATTTTTTATTACAATAGATCTTTCTGTTGGGATATCATGAAAGTATCTAAATTTTTCATAATTCCAATGACTATTAAATACATACCAATCATATTCTTCATGACGAGATTTATTAGAAAAAAAAGGTTGTAAGTTTCCTTGATCCCAAGAATTTTTTTGCCAAAGAATATTTAATTTATTTGGATCAATTGGAACCTTACCAGGTATAGATGTACATATTTGTACTTGATCTAATAACTCTTTTGAAACATGTTTCTCCAACAGTTCCATTTGTATTTCAGTAGCACCTCTAGGTTTCATTTATGTATATTGGTTTTTAAAAATTTTAATAATGTTGGCTTATTATCTATCACATTATTCCATTCTTTTATATCATTATATCTTCTCTTATTTTCTGATAAAATTTCTCTTAATGGTAGGTTTGATTTTGTTAAATTTTTTAAAGTTTGCGAATAAAAATTCATACCTGTCATTATATAATGTTCACCATACCGGCTACTGAAATATTGATTATCATTTCCAACATCATAACGAACGGCCATGTCTTTATGTATTTTATCTGTTTTTGCAAATTGTAAATAATTTTTGTTATATATATCTTTCCAATATTCAGTATCATTCCTTTTTGATAATGCATAATGTTCTGCAACAAAATCTGTGAAGTTATCAAAAAAATGTGTACATTTTAAATTAAAACAATCTTTGTCATATTGTGTTATAGAATCATGTCTTTCAAATACATCTAATAAATTTAACAAAAATTCATGAACAGAAAGCAAACCATTTGATTCCAAAGGTTCTATAAATCCTGCTGCTAATCCTATTGCACATACATTTTTATAAAATATCTTTTCAAAACGACCAACTCTCATACTTATATTTTTAAAAGAAGAGTTTGAATAATCATGTTTTTTGTAATCTAAATGTTTTTTAAATTGTTCTAAGGCTTCTTCGTCTGTTACATATTTATCAGAGTAAACATAACCAGTACCTATTCTTTCCCAACTAGGAATATTCCATACCCATCCATTTTCTATAGCTGTGCAATTAGTAAAAGGTTCTAATTCTTTTTCTTTATTTTTATAAGGTATTCTAGTTGCCCAAGCTTTGTTGTTGGGTAGTAAATCATTGTAACTTAAAAAGTTACCACCTATTTTATGCATAAGTAAAGATTTAAAACCAGTACAATCAAAATAAATATCAGCCTCAAAATCATCTAAAGATTCTATACCTTGGTTACTTACTTTTATATTTTTTACATCTTGAACAATATGTTTTACTCCTTTAGGTATACAATAATTATTTTTTAACCAAGTACCAAATTTTGTAGCATCAAAATGGTAAGCAGTATCTGTTTTAAAATCAAATCCAGGTAATTCATTATTTTCATTTTTAAAAAGTTTATTACTGTTTACTAAAGGCATACTAGAACTTATAAAATTTGCATAATCACTGTTAGGTAAATCTTTATTAAAATACTTTTGAACATACCAATTTTGTTTCCCTAGACCTAAGTTGTTTTCATTTGGTGCACCAAAAGGATAATGAAATCCACCATCATTCAATTTGTAAAAATTTTCAAAACGAATACTTAATTTATAACTAGCATCTGTATGAGGCATAAAATCTTCATCTTTAATTTCTAAAAATTCTAACCACCTATTTATGTATCCTAGTGTGCTCTCACCGACACCTACTGTTGGTGTATCTGGAGACTCAATTAAAAATATTTTTTTAGTAGGGAAAGTTTTAATTAAAGTTGCAGCAGTCATCCATCCTGCTGAACCACCACCTAATATTATTATATCAGCTTTCATTTTGATTATTAGGACTTTAAAAATTGTCCAGATAATTAAACATTATTTTTTTGTGTGTGCTCCTAAAGAAACTCTTGTAACTTTAATTTCAAGGTCTTGTCTAAAGTCATCCACAGTAGTATCAGTATTGGGATCAGCAACATCATTATCAAAATCAGTTTTGGTATCATAAACTTTACCTGTTCTTTTATGTTTAATTATTTCTTTTGCTGTTGCAGGAATTTTTGGTAAATCACTCATAGTTTTCTCCTCTTACTTTTGTCTACGTCCTTGTCTATTGTATTTTTTATTATTTTGCAACTTTTTTTTCTTGTTAGGATTTTTACAGTGTCTTCGAGGCCTTTTCCTAGGTTTATCTCTTTGAACAAAATCTTTAAATTTTTTAGCCATTCTCCTGTGATCTATCTATTTGTGCATAACTTATTGCACCTTGTATTGTATTACTGCCTGTTGCTGCTTGCACTGTTATTGCATCTCCAGCTTCTAAATTTAAACCTTGAGGTGTAGCGTTAACTTGTGTTTTTGCAGCCACATCATCTCTAAAAAATTCGTACTCTGCACTTGAGTCGGACGAATCAACTAAATTCATGTTTACTAAAATAGCTGATGAAGCATCACTGTTAGAACAGTAAACGCTTTTTACAATACATGTTGCATCACTAGGGCAAGTAAACACTGTAGTCTTCCCTGTGGTAGCTTGTTTGAAACCTTGATTTTTATATCTAATTGTCATGTTAAAAAGTAATTAAAAGCATCTTGTTCATTTTTAAGTTCTTGTTGATAAGAAGTATTTAACTTATCTTGCATCGTTCGTAAAGACTGTGCTATTTGTCTTTGATTTTCTTCAGTATAATTTCGTGTTGGTTCTGGTATTACTATATCTACTCTTGCCATTATCTCATACCATCTGGTTGTACATCTATTCTAAAAGTTCCAAAACGCCAATTTTCTTCGGTAGATGTATTTGCAATTTTTAAACTTGCAAATCTAGCTCTTGCTCTGGTGTCTACTTTTTGTGTTGATCCGGTGACCGTGAATGGTCCAAGTGGGGACGATGCTTCTGTATCAGAGGGGAAATCTCTAAGTAAAATAGTTACTTGAGCATTACCTTGTATTGTTTTAAAATCTGGAACAAATCTTCTTAAACTCATAAATACTTGAGCATTACCTTCTATATTAAGACCAAAATCTCCCGATTCTATAAAAGCAGGTATAGCAGTTTTAACTCCTGTACTACTTACTTCATCCACACCAATTTCATGTGCAAAGTATTTAGTTGCACCATTTATATTTGTAACTCCTTGTATAGTTGGAAAAGTTGGAGTTGCAGTTGAGTCAAATTCTGTAGCATAAGGATTATCATATAGATTTGCGTCCGCCCAAGTTGTTCTCGATAAAGAGCCAGTTACCCAAGTTCCATCTTGATAATTAAAACACACATACCTATCATTAAAATCAGAACCAGATTTAGGATAGTACCAACATATTTCTTCGTATAAATGATTTAAACCTGCATATACAGATTCTCCACCTTGATAATTAATTCCTAAATTATTACCATTTTTAGTTGTAAAAACAAAATCTTCAACTTGGCACGGTAAAGATTTAACAGTACCATCAAAAACAAAAAACCCACCTGATTCTCCCATCCAATAAACAGCTCCATTAACATATTTAATAGAGTGTTGACCTATAGCTCCACAATTAGAACCAACTTGTCTTATTGAAAAAGTGAATGGGGGACCAACAAATTGCATTACGTATGCTGAATTATCAGTAAGAATTAAAGTATAGTCTTTTCCTTTTACAGCTCCAACAATTTTAGTTCCAGAGTCAAGCCTAAAAGTACCAGCAGTGTTAACAGATGTTGGAGTATAATCAGATATATTTTCTTGGTCTGAAAATCTTATAAACATTTTGTCTTGTGTTGTCTCATCACCTATAGTGGTTTCTGTACCTAACATTACTAAATGTCTATCTCTATCTGAAACTAAGGACATTACTGATTTAGTTGGTGCATTTGAAATAACTACTGCTCTTGTGTTTAAAGCGTTTGGATTAGAATTAATAGGGTTCCATTCAAAAGATTTACCATTTTTAATAGTTGCAATTAATTTTTCTCCAAAATTATCTAATGACCATGATGCTGGATCTTGTTGTAGTGTTTGTGATAAGGAAGCTACACCCCAACCTGTAAATACCTCCACTCCAGCTCCACTAGAATGTGCAGACCTGGTGCCAGCTGCAGCTCTTGTAATTCCTGTTAGATCATTTGTAGATATACCAGTATAAGAAATAAACTCTGCTCCAACTTTTATTGTTCCGGTAGCAGGAAATCCTGTCGTTGATGCAAGAGTAATTGAAGTTCCTGATCCACCCGTTCCTGCGGTGTCATCTAACAAAGCTCCATTCAATGTGCTAAATACTTGTTGTCCTCCACCCCACAATCCAGTTCCCCAACCAAAACCATAAGTAAAACCTAAAGCTCCTGGTTTTATGTATGGATTAACAACTGCAGATCCACTACCATTAACAGTAGTCCCTGCTGCACTAGCCATTGTAATTGTAAACTCGTCACTATTTGGAACAGTAACTACTTGAAAAGTATTTGTTGTAAAATTTGCCGCACTATATCCTGCTCCAGATGGAGGTGTTACGGATGTAAATGTAAATAAGTCTCCAGGTTCTAAAGTATGTGCTGCTTTATTTACTGTTACTGTAGCCGAAGTGTTTACTGTATCAAAGGTACATCCTGTTAAAGCTGTGCCTAAAGGTGTAATATCGTAAAAAGCTTCTTCATAATAAATAGCTAATATTTTATTAGTGCCAATTGCACCATATCTTCTACCATCTAAATCTGCCCAAATAAATTGTTCTCTAGCTGCACCTACTAATGTATTAGTTAAAATTTCTTCCCATCCACCTATTTTTTCTGGAAGACCATATCTAAATCTTACAAAATCTCCATCAGTCCATTGTCCCTCAGCTCCTGTCTGAGAAACTTGCTTGTTAAAACCTGGGGCTATTTGTACTTTTGTTAGAGGCATACTGAATTATACCTTATATTACTTATTTTGTATAGAATTGAGAGATCAAATAAAAGTAAAAAGAGCCACTTTTCTTAAACCTAAATTTGGATAATAAAAAAAATGTGGATAATCTTTAAAGAAAAAACCTCTATATTTTTTAGGCTCTACTAGTTGTAACACAGTCTCGTGTGACTGATCAGTAACACCAGTGTCTCCAGAAGAATCATTTAAATATATTAATAATTGATTATGTGTAAAAGGGTGGTCTGTGTGTATACCACATTTGTAGCTATCCTTAATTGGTGGAAAAACATTAATTGTGCATCTAAATATTTTTGAACAACTAATATTATGCTTTCTACAAAAAGTATATAATATGTGATAAAGGCCATCTTTTAATGGACTACCTTGATCTCCCCTTCTATCTAAAACAATATGTTGAAAATGATTTGCATTATCGTTTTCTTTATCTGCAGATCTTACAAATTCAAATTTATATCTTCTCGATTCAAATATATGATCTAACCATTTCTTTTGGTCATCATGTAAAAAATTATCATCAATTATCATTACATATACTTATCTGCAAAATATTCTATTTCAATATAGGCTTTGTATTTCTCATCAGTACAACTATAATTTTGAATATCTAAATTAGAATGAATTGAAAACATTCTATTTTGCTCTGGGTAAACATCACCAACTTTAAATAAATTTATATGACCATTATTTTTATTTAAAAAATAATAACATTTTTCTGTAGAGTGAATTGCAAGAACATCTTCATTTTTTTTAATTAGTTCTATTTTTTTTTCTGTTCTAGGGACAACACAAATTTTAGCATTAATTATGGATCTATCTAAAAAATTTATAAGTGGCTTTATTGTATGTGCAAAAGTACTAGACATTTCTCTTTTATAAAATAACATATGATAAAAAATCAAACAATCTTGACTATCATCAATACTAAATGAAAAAATTGGATTTTTAATTAACTGTTCTAGTATTTTAAAACTATTATTGCTAATAGCATTATTTTGTAATTTTATCATCTATTTTAACTTTGCCAGACATTGTTTTAAGATTTTTATCTTCTTCATTTAAACCTACATGCCACATAGCAATAATATTCATTAAGTTATTACTAAAATGTCTTAATCCAGTTGATGTAAGAATTAGTTTCTTGTTTTTTTTAATTATTTCTATTTCCTTATCCTCAAATACAATATCACATCCACCATCATCTAATTGTTTAAAAATCATTCTTTTATCATACCTAACATATTTCTTTGATCAAATTTAAAATTTGCATTTACACCATCTTGATCTACATAATGTAAAAATACTTGACTTTGAAAATCATCATTTAACATTTCTCTTTTGTGTTTTAAATCAATTCCATAATACATCACTGCATCTCCAGGCTCAGTAAAAATTTCAGTATCGTCTACAGTAATTGGCCATCTATTTGGTGCACCGTCTATATGAGCTGTAATACTTATTTCACATGAAGGTCTATCTGTATGTTCTGGTAAAACTGCTCCATAAGTATACATTCTCCAATAAGAGTAAGTAGGATATAATTTTTTTCCAGATTCTTTTTCTACTAAGTTTTTTTTATTTAATAAAATTGATTCCATTAAAGGATCCGCATAATATCCTGGATCTCCATGAGGGTATAAATCATTTGAAGGTGGATCACAGGTGGGTATGGTATTCCTATGTCTATACTCACAATATTTAGAAAATATTGCAAGTTCTGTTTCAGTAAAGAAATTTTTTATTTTTTTAAATTTTTTCATTGTGCCCATGCTACTATTGAATATCTCTCTCCCTCTGTAACCGGATTTATAAAATGTGGATACATAAAATTTGAAGGAAAAATAATTAATGTATTTTCTGTGTCATTTATTTTTAAAAAAGATTTTGAATTATTTGGTAAAAAAAATTCAAGTTCACCACCCTTGTAGTCTTTGTTAATTAAAAAAACAAAACTTAAAGCTCTGTTAGATGCATGTCCGTGGTCTAAATGCCTTTCAAAATAAGATCCTTTATCATACCTTAGTAAATCAATTTGATTAATTTTTAAATGCACATGATCTATTGGTAAAACTGCATTTATATATTTACTCGCATACAAATTAAAATAACTTATAATTCGATTTGTAATTCTTACATTTGTCATACTATCAGTTTCAAAAGAATTCATAAATTCTGATTTACTAGTTCTTGAATCATCAACCTTGTTATCAGCACTTCTGTCTACCTTATATACTGTTGATTTATTAATTTTTGCAAAAGAAGGTTTGTCTTTTGCATATTTTTTTATTTTATTGAAGGTTGGTTTATCCAACACATTTTTATATATTCTAATATAATCTGAAACGTAATGACCTTCTAATTCCATGATCTTTTTTTCCAAACTTTGTCTTTATAAAATTTGAAATAATGTAAAAAAAATTTTAAATCAAAAGACTTTTTATGTTTATTTTCTTTTGTTTCCATAACCCAATTATCTCTTTTAAATGGAATAACTTGTGCATAGGGAGTACCTTTTAACAATGTGGTATTTAGTACTGGATATTTATCTCCATTAAAAACTATAGGAAAATTAATTTCACCTTCATAAGTATCTGTTTCTACTATGCCAGAAATTATAGAAAATCTATCATCAGTATTATTTAAAGGTGACACAAATAAACAAGAATATCCAGGAGGTGTTTTTATAACCCAAGGATTCATTATTTTATGTACACCAAAATTTAAATTTTTATTTAATAGTGGAGAACCTTTTACTTGATCAACACCATGAGGCCATTGTCCAGATTTATTTAAATTTAAACCTTCGTCATGATTTTCAGTTCTTATGTTACTAAATCTTTTTCCCTCATTATCTATAACATTGTGCTCAACATATAAATCTTTAGGTATTTTTAACACGTATCCTGTAGTTAAAGCTTCTAAAAAGGGCATACATTTTTTTACAGTATTTGCTTTATCAGAGTTGTCTAATGTTTTAAACCATTTTGGAATGTTTATTTTAATAGGTTGAGGGTAATCTTCTTTGAGCAAAAGATATTCTTTTGGGCAACTAAATTCTATTTTTTTGACCATAGTAAATCTATAGATGATTTACATTTATAAGTAAATAAATTTATTTTGTAGGTAATTCTAATAAATTTTTATAAGTAATAGAATTGTTTTGACAGTATTCTTCCCAACATAAACCTAACGGCCAAGTAACTGAATTTACATCAAAATTATTAAGATAATTTTTGTAATCAGTCCATTCTGAAGCTTTTGCATGATCTGCATTAAGTTCAAGCCATGAAGCTATATTAGTAGATAAGTCATTCATATAAGCTACTATGTTTTCTTGTGTTCCTCTTTCCTCTACTGGAATAACAGGATCAACATGTGTAAAAGTAAAATTAGTTCCATCATAAGATGTAATTGTGCTATTGAAAGATTTTACTTTTATAAAATCTTCTGAGCTAACTTCTATTATACTAACATTTGGTTGATCAGTATAATATTGTTGATCTGAACTATTTTCTACAATAGAGATTAAACTTGAAGAGTTTATTGGTTGTAAAGAGTCAAAATAAAAATAAGCCATAATTAATTTCCTTAAGCAGTTATAAGAATTACTCCAGCTGAACCACCGCCTCCGCCACCGAGACCTCCGCCAGCGTTTCCACCTGCTCCACCATTTGATGGACCATAATTTGAGTCATTAGCATTTCCAAAACTTTGACTTGATCCAGGTGCACTACCTGAAGAGCCCGTGTTACCAGTACTTGGACCGTGTCCATTTCCGCCACCGCCACCGTTTACTGTAGCAGTTCCACCATTGTAAGCTAAAGTTGATGCATTGCCAGAACCTCCTGGGTTTCCATAACCTACACCACTATTATAAGGTCCCGCATTTCCTCCATTACCAACGGCATAAGCATAACCCGTAGACGCAGCAGTAGGTACTATGTAATAACCGTAACCTCCTCGACCTCCAGCTCCACCATTTTTATTAGGAGTGTGGCCACCGCCACCGCCTCCGCCTCCGCCAGATTTTATAAAAGCACCCATGTCTTTTCCAGCTGATGGTGATGTAAATGTTCCGCTACCACTTGTGTAGTAAGCTCTAACTAAAGTTGGGTCTCCACCGGATGCACCAGATGAAGCAGCAGTAATTCTACCTTGTGCATCGACTGTGATTGCTGATGAAGTGTATGATCCTGCGGTTACAGCAGTGTTAGCTAATTGATCTGCACCTACTGCATCGTCTGCTATCTTAGCTTGAGTCACATTATCGTCTACAATTGAAGCAGTCACTACAGCGCTTGCTGCAAGTTGGTCTGCACCTACTGCATCATCGGCAATCTTAGCTTGCGTTATTGCGTCATCGGCAATTTGTGCAGTTGCTATAGTTCCAGAAATATTAGCAGCAGCAACAGTGCCACCTAAAGTGTCTAATGAAATTTCATTTAAATTTGTTCCATCAGAATATGCAGCATAAATTTTTGCTTGGTCTAAAGTAAATCCTGTTCCAGATGCAGTTTTAATTGTAAGGTTTGTAGGATTTGTCAAACCTGTTGCATCAAAAATATAAAATTTTTCTATTGAATCTGGGATCGTACAGATTGTGCTTGAAGCTATTGAAGCTGTAGCAAATTTAATTACCATGTTTCTAGCGTTAGAAGCAGCACCATCACTCATTGCAAGAGCTAAAGTACCACCACTTGAAAGTGTTACTTGTTCAAATCCTGCTACGGCTTGTTGAATTAAATTTAAATTAGTATTTGTTTTATCTCCCCATGTACCAGCATTTTCACCGGTTACCATTAGTTCGAGTTTTAAATCTGCGGAATAACTAGATGTCATAAATTTTATCTCCTAAATAATTATAATTTTACCTTATTTATGCAGCCCGATCAACCTCTGTCCAAATATTGTTTACACCAGGGTTTATCTCTGCCCATGCAGTAATATTAGGGCTTCCAACGGATGATGTAAATTGTATGCCTGTAACATCTACAATTGAACTACCTACTGCTGTAACAGAACCGACTGAACTTGTTAATTGAAGACCTCCTACACCTATTATTTGACCTGGAATTTCATCATGTTGACCGAGTGACATCGCTAACTGTTGTCCAGTAACAGGTTCAATAGTAGTTTGTTGAAGGGTAATTGTGCCTATAGTTGATGTTAGCTGTATACCAGTTACATCCACAGGTGTTTTTAAACCTCCTGCAGCATTTCCTACTTGAGAAGTTATCGAACCTGCACTTGTTACTGTAACATTTGCATCTGCTTCAAAACTTACAGAACCCATTGTAAAATCTAATTGATCTTCTGCAGGTAAAACAACTATTCCAAAATCTCCAACTAATGAAATTATTCCTTGTGTAGATGTTAAAGAAGAACCTGTAACACTGACGGTTACATCAGTAAATCCTGCTTCTTCCCCAATTGATGATGTTAATGTTTGTCCTGTTAAAGCAACTGAATAATTAACACCCCATGCAAATTCTCCCCATGCTGCTCTTCCCCAACCTTCTCCTGTTAGTGTAGATTCATCTACTGTTGCAGCTCCAATAGATGAGGACATTGAAACTCCAGAAGTGATTGCACCAATACCTACAAGAGTTTGTCCAACTGCCATAGACTCTAAACTTCCTGTTACTGAGACTAAAGCTGAAGTACCTCCAACTGGAGTACCTATAGAAGAAGTTAGTTGTTGTCCAACTGCAGTTACTTGATGATCAATGACGTGAGTTTCATTTCCAATAGTTGATGTTAATGATATTCCTGTTACCGATACATCAACGTGACCTTGGTCTCCCCAAACACCATTACCCCAAGATAATCCACCCCAAACATTTGATTCAATATCAAATATTCCACCCATGCCAATACCATGAACATAACAAAGATAATAAAAATCAGTTGCTGATGATGGTGTTACTTCTACATAACGAGTAGTAGCAGCATTAAAGGTTGTTGTGTTTACGTAGTTTGCATAGTTAGAGGCACCATCTAAATAATATGTTACCCCTGATGTAAGGTATTGATCTCTGCTTGTAGTTGTAGAAAAAATTAATGGGTGATTGTCATTTGATGAAGCACTTTGTTCAAATCTTAGAGTTCCACCTTGAACCCAATTTACAGTTCCAGGACCAGTTGAATTTCTAGCACCGTTTAAATAATAAACATTACCAGTCCCACCACCGTATAGGTTTCCTGAAGCTACGGTTACTGTATAAGTATACTCTGCCATAGCTCCAGGACCTTAAATTATGCTAATCTTAATATAGCTGCCGAAGTTGTGAAAGCTGGGAACTGAATAGTAAATGTTCCAGAAGTTGCAGTCTTGTCACCACCAAAATCTAATACAGCAACTGCATCAGTAGTATTTGAACCACCGTTTGTAGTTGTGTTATAAATTAAAGCACCTCTTGCAGTAAGAGTTACGTTTTGAAAACTTAAATCAGCAAAATCAGTAATAGCTACTGAAGATGAAACTTTTACACCTTGGTTTACTAAAGCACTTCCACCAGCTGAATAGTTTGATGAAGATACTTCATTTGCAGTTGCATAGTTTGTTGTTGATTTTCCTAAAGTTGCCGAACTTGTGTACATCGCTAATTTGTATGTATCAGTTGATGCATCAAAATCGTGACTTCCTTGTAGTAATTCTTTTTTAAAAGAATCACAGATTGCGTTTGTTGTTATTGCCATAATTATTCTCCTTTAAAATTATTGGTTTGGAGAAGGAGAAGGTACTACCACTCTAGGTACACCGTCATCAAACTCCCCTCGTCTTCTTCTACCCATTTGTTGTAGGGCAAAATTCTGTACCTCTTCAGTATACTTTGTTTGATATAGATTGTATAGATTGTCTGGTCCTTTTAAAAATCTAAATGCTTCTGCTAATACTCCATGCAATAGCATAGATTCTTGATGTTGAGATAAATAAGTATTATTTGTACTGGTAAAATTAGGTGGATCTTTTACATAATTTATTTGAACAGTTGAAGCACTTCCTGGAGTTGGTGCTACTAAAATAATATTACCTGTTTGAACATTATCCTCCCAATTAGCATAATATTTTGGTGTACCAGTTGTTGAATCATTTGGTGCAAATTCTGAAATAAAACTAGTATCTCTTTTTTCTAAAAATGTTCTGTTATTAGATCCATCTATAACTTGAACAGATCTAATTATTAAAGCATCAGATGGTAAAGAAACATATCTATTATTAGCAGTAAAAGTTGAAGTAGCATATTTTCTTAAATCATCATAATCTACTCTACCAGCAATATCTAATTCAATATTTCTAATAAAATCTTGAATAATAGCATCGGTTAAAACATTACTACTTACTTCAGTATAATTTCTTACTTGTGTTAAAAAATTTGAATGAGTTATTGCCATTATGTAATACTAACCTCTACAGAACCCATTATTGATATAAGTTCTCTTCTTCTATTTTGTAATGATGGATCTTCTGGAACCATACTGTGAATTGTTGTTGTAATTCCATTTGATGTAACATTAAAGTCTTGTGTTTTAAAAGCAAAATCTCCTGGTAATGATAAATTAGCAACTCCAACATGAATACCACCAGAATCTGAAATAGTTTGATCATTTGAAAATTCTTGAGTTGGTTGTTGGAATTTCATCACTCTTGGATTTCTTAAAGCTATAGCATCTGCTTTATGATATGGTGGATCAAGTTGTGGATGTTTTGGTTCGTACTCAGATATATGTACTAATGATCCATTCCATTCTTTGACCATTTCTTTGTAAGGAAACGCTTGTCCAGATCTATCAGAAATAGCTTTTGATCTTTTACCTGTTGCAAATGACATTATACTCCGTCTCCAAAATATGTTTGAGGTGAAATATAAACAGAAGCTCTTTGACCGTCTTCATTTAAAGCTCTAAGTAATTCATCTTCATATAATTGTTTTAATATTTGTATTCTATCTGGTGCTCTTTTTATTGATAAATAATATGCAAGACCAGAACACATACATGGTAAAAATCTATACGCTACATCTGCTTGATTTGAATATACTCCAGCGTCTTCAATTCTATTTATAGTATAAAATTTTAATGTAGTGTAAGTAGTTGCATCTGGTGCAAGATATAAACTTATAGTTGGTGTTGTTTGTCTATCAACAAAATACTGAGAAGGTTGTCCTGTTTGTAATTTATTTGGAAGTGCAGCATAAGCAGATCTATCAATTTTAGTTAATGCAATATCATTTGTTGATGAAGCATTTCCTGCTGCATTTGTCGTAGAGATGTATGCTTCTAAAACATCATTTACATTAGCATCTACTGTATATGTAGCTGTGCCTGCAACTAAGGCTTTTTCGTTTAATTCAACTTTCCAAAGATGTACACCTCTGTTTCCCCACTCTGAAAATAAAAGATTTAAACTTCTTCTTGCACTACGTAAGTCATTTCCACTATTAGTCCGCATACCACATCGTTCATATGCTTCTTCAATAATATCATCGATATTTAAATCGAATGTTGTAGTTCCTGACGTAGCCATAATTCATTACATTATGTCTTTGTAATAATCCAAAGACTTTCCTGGTATTAAGTTTTCATCTTGAAGGCCTTCACCTTGAGTTCTGGCTGCACCATAACCTTTAGCTTCATCACCTTTATAAGCTTTCATCATCTTACCTGATTTAGCCTGCATCATCTTAAAATCTTCACCAGATATTTTACCATCTTTGTTTTTATCTAATTTTACTTGATCACCTTTTAATGCCATAATTTTCTCCTTAAAATATTATACGTCTATCATACCACCATAGTATCTCTTGGTAAAGGTACTGACGTTTGTTGGTTTGCCTCCAGTATTACCGGCTTGTCTCTTTCTTGCAACAGCAGAACGCTTTTGCGAGTCTGTCATTCGGGCGGCTTTTGCAGCAGGCACGCATTTGGGGTATTTTCTTTTTGATCCACTTGCAGATTTTCTTCCACATTTTTTATATCCTCCCCCTTTTTTAGGTGATCCTATATCAACCCATTTTTCATTGAACCATTTTTTAAGACTCATTAAAATACGCCTTTGAAACCTTTGCCTCTTATCGCTGCTCCTGATCCACGTACCTCGCCACCACACATCATTTTATTTGCAGAGGAGCCAGTCATGTTTGTTGTTGTATCTATTTGTAAGCCTCTAGGTAAATCTTCTAATCTATTGTCGTATTTATCTCTTGCCTTCTTTTTCTTTTTTTTCTTAGCACCCATGTCTTTTCCACCACCATATTTAAGCTTCAGAGTGCTTAAAGTTTCTGCTTGTGCAGCATGTGTTTTAGATGCTTTTTTTAAACCTTTTATTACTTCATTTACTTTTACTTTAGTTTCTCCACCAAGTTTTTTACCTGCTGGTTTGGGTCCTTTAAAATCTTTTCTTTTTACACCCGATGGATCTTTGATTTTACCAGCACAAATTTTACTTGCGTATGCATTTGCATATGCGCTGGGGTAAACACGAAATTTTCTTTTAGCAGCAGCTTTGCCTCTTGCACATAATTTAGTCATGCAAGAATTATATCATTTTTTAATTAAACAGTAAACGTCTTGGCTAATGGGTTTTTCTTCTTTTTTTTAATAGATAACTTAACTCTTTTCTTTTTTTCTTTTTCATCTCTTGCACCTCTTAATTTACCATCAATTTGTGCAGGAATTTGTCCTCTAGTTATTGTCATTATAATATATCCTTTGCTTTACCTAGTATTGGTTTATACTTTGTTTTTCCTTCTTGTCTATAAGCTAATAAGTATTGTTCTCTTCTATTTTCAGGAATCCAACTTGCGTGGATCCAGCCCGAGTTGGGTTCTCCAGGAGTGTAGTACTCGAGAATCAATTGATCTGTTTCAAGGTTCTTTTTTACCCAATCAGCTACTTCAGCATTATCAACTCCTACACATTCGAAATCACAAGCCTCAGCTTTTGCATGTTGTGAATTTCTAGAGCTGCCAATAGCTAGACATAAATCCTCACTACGAAATCCACTAGTCACTTTTACTCTGCCGAAATGGTCTCGTACCGGTTGCAGTATATTTTCACAAAGATCTTTTAATTTTTCTATTTGCCCTGCATTAGGATTATTATTAATACCCTTCCTAACGGCTGTATCTGATTTTATCAGCTCCAGTAAAGTAAAGTTACGAGATAAGTTCATATTGATATTATAATTAAATTTATATTAAAATACAATCCATGGTTAATTTTTTTCATAGTAGTTTAAATTTACCACAACTCTTCTTTTTGTATCAGTTTGTGAATATAATGCATGGTATGTATCACCTTCCATAATTAATATTTTATTTTTTTTAGGAAAAACTTTTAAATTTTTATCTTTAAAAACAGTAGGTCCATTTGATTCATTAATATATAATATAGCAGTTTTAAAGTTTTTATAAGGGTAGTCTATATGCCAACCAGTTCTTACAGGATTTTCATTTTGTAAAAATAAATTAGCTCTTACTTGAATTATAGAAGAATAATTTAATTTATTTAATATAGGTTTAATTAAATTAAAAGAATTAGAATTTATTCTATCTTCATTAAAAAAAGAATGTGTAAAATATGGAATTTGATCAGTATATTCAGTACTACCTCTATAATACCATGGAAGTTCTTTTTCTAATAAATAATTCTCTAAATTTAAAAAATCACTCTCATCTAAAAAATTTTCTATAACTTTCACTATTCAATTATTAGCTTTTTTATAGACAAAGATCCATCAATATTTTCTTCTAACTCTGCCTTACCCTTATAGCATTTATAAGATACAGTTTCACTGTATTGTCTTTCTGCTGTAAGTTTACCACGTATACATTTTGCCATACCTTCAGGTTGATAACGAGCTTCTTTAATTTCTCCGTTTACAAACATAAGAAGAGCCACCACAGTTTCAATCATATTTTCTTACCTGTATTAATATAGCCATCACAATAACTGTAAATATAATACCTATAAAAAATAAACCTATCATTGACCATTTCCATTCTTGTAATGCATGTCTCTAGCTTTATCTTTTAATGACTCAATATCTTCTAAAACTTTATCCATTTGTTTTGTTAAAAATTCTATGTTGACTTTGTTTAGTGCCATACTATCTATGTGTTCAGATAACTTATCCGTAGTTTTGTACAAATCTTCCAGCATCATGTACTGCTCGGAATCTGCAGGAAGCGAACCAAGTTGACCCCGTGGCCATTTGATTCTAAACTCTGTATTTTCTTCTAAGTCCTTCTCCATTATTTGTAACCTGGTGTCTGCAACATTAAGACGTTCTATAATCTGGAAATAACCCATAGTGCCGAGTGCTACGATTACGATCAAGCTAGCAACCGTCTTCATAGGCATCTGCACGGCAGCCGATTCAGATATGTTTAATGGTTTATTGCTCATTTGTAGGTTCTGGTAATTCAAAATCTTTTGGAGGTAGCATTATGTTTTTTGTGCCCATAAATTTTTTATTTTTATGTTCAGGTAGGTTTTGATAATCGTCTCTTAGATCATCCCAAGCACTACCGTCTGGTGCTTCTTGTTTATCATCATTAATAATTATACCAGAGCATTTTGCTACAAGCAAATGGAAGTTAGGGTTGTATTTTAATGTAGGGTTTCTGTTAACTTTTCCACACATTTTCATCAATTCTAATTGTTGTTTTAGTTCCATATTTTCTTGTTGAACATCTTTAAATCTATTGGTGCAAGCTGATCCTAAATAATGTCTATAAGTCAAACGTATGGACCTATCGTCAGAAGGGCTATTATAATTATTATCAGGATTATAGTGTCTATACCTAGACTCCGAGTCCCTCTGTTCGATTGATATGCTAACATCACCAGTGCTACAAGTATTAGTACCGTTATTGAGATAGTCATTTCTACTGTGTGCAGGTTTCATAAAACATAACATAATTAATGCACCTGTAAAATAATAATTCATCCTGGCGATCTCCATGTTGCATAAATCCTTAATAATTCATTTCTCTATTTAAATCTTTTATATCGTAAGTGTGTTCTCTAACTTGATCAGCTAAAGTTCTATATAAATTTTCTGCCATCTGCCATGTAGCTTCAGCAGAAGATAATCTTGTATTAATGTCTGTAATATTTTTTTCGGCTACTTCTAAATCTCTTTGTAGATTTGTAATAGCTAATTGATTAGAATTAATAGTGTCTGTAAGATTAACAATATAACGTACTCCTGTAAATGTCCCGACTAATACGGAAGCTACCACAGGTACCATTACTATATTTTTCTTTAACAGATCTACTAAATTCATTTTTTCTTTCTTTTAAATATATTATCAATCCAACTAGCTGCTTTGTCTAGTGCACCAAAAAAATTATAAATCCACTTATCTATCACTTTTTTTACCGTCATTTTCAAAAGACATATCATGAGCATATTCTTTGTACTTTTCATAAGTTCTTTTTTCAGCTTTTTCTTCTTCTTCATACATTTTTTTTTCTTCTTCATAACCTTCCATTAACATTTCGCTTAAGGTTTGTTCTTTTTTTTCCATTTCGTAGAACATTTTATCACTGTCTTCTGTAACCAATCCGTTGTCTTCCGCATCCCAATATGTAGTTTGAACTTTATAGTCTGGCCAACTGTTATCAGTAGTATAACTATTAATGTGCCACAAAATACGATTATTAGGCTGAGCTGCATAATTACCGTTAGCAAGAGCCAATATATGTGCACACTTATGTTCTTGAGGAATTTCAGAATGTTCAACATCTAAAATATTAACATCTGGGTGGCCCCAGTCAATTGTGAATAGATATTCACCATGATAAAATTTTTTATCTAAACCTAAATATTTACCCTTTACACCAGCCAACCAATCAAACTTATGAACACTAGGCCAATAACTAAAACAGTTCCACAATTCCAACTCGTGCGTCTGCATATTCGGCACATCGGCTCTATCATGTGATTTTTGGAAAAACGCTGAGATAGGCAAACGCCAAAAGCATGCACCATTTGGTAACATGATATTGAATAAGATTGCACGACCTGATATGGATGTAAGGCCGAAGATAACACATTCTTCACTTTCTCCGTGATGTTTTTTAAGATCATATAAATACTCCTTTTTTACTTTACAATATATAGGTGGTATATTAGCATTTAGGTAAGACATAGTCTAACACTTCCATCTACGTCTCGCTTGTCTTATTCTTGAATTAGGATCTTTAGCTGCTTTTGGAAATTTTTTCATTTGTCCTAACGATCTTGCACAATATGATTTTCTTCTAGCTGCTCTTTTCTTACCTGGATTATCTTCTGTAACTGCAGTTTTTAATTTGCTTCCAGGATTTTTTCTTCTGTAAGCCATTACTCCAGCTTGAGTCATTCCCGCTCCACTTTTTGTAGAACGGAAATTCTTTTTATTTCTAGGTGGCATTCCACCTTTTTTTAATTCGATTATATCAGCGTAATAATCTAAATTCATTTTAAGTAAATGAAATAGTTACACCACCAGTGCCAGCAATAGTTGCATGAATACCATCTGCAAAAAATATTCCATTTCCTGGTAAGTAAATATCTAAACCCTCAGTTCCAAAAAGATAAGTTGCAATAACATCTCCTGAACCACCTCCAGATCTAAATATAATTGAGCCACTAGCATTTCCTTTAGCTTGAATAGAAGTTAATCTTGCTCTTCCTCCTACGGCTACCATTTGAGTTGTAGAAGTTGCATGTGCACTCGACTGGTCTGATGAAAAACTTGATCCACCCATAATTTTCTCCTTTAGTTGTGGCTCCAGAAGGAGCCACTAATTATTTATTACTGTGCATCAAAAGGTGTTGCAAGTGTTCCATTACCAAGTAACTGACCCTCTACAGCATATAAGTTAGCTGCGATTGCAGTAAATTTGATTCTTGAACCTGCTAAACCACCTGTTGTAGCGTTAGATCCACCAGCTTCACCATTAAGGTTAACTTCATTATCATTAGTTGTAACTTGAAATTGTTTACCAGCTACTGACGCAGTAATACCGACTGTAGCAGCACCAACAAATTTGTCAGCTGTGTTAGCAGTCTTGATAGTTCCTGTGAAATTATCAATAAAAAGAATTTCAAAAGTTGTACCAATTGTATTTGCATTATTTGGATCACTTCCTGGACCTGCAATAGCAGAATCAGCAGTTGAAACAATTGCAGGTAAAGTTATTGCAGTAGGTGTTCCAGTGGGATCCATTGTTACAAGTCTACCTGCGTGATCAGCAACTGTTAAATCTGTTGCTAAAAGTTCTGCTTTAACTGCATTTGGTCCTAAGTTAATAAAACCATTTTTTGATCGGACTGGTCCGTCAAATGTTGTATTTGCCATAATATTTTCTCCTTTGTATAGCTTTAAATTTTGTAGTCTCTATACCGTCTGCCTAGTCAGTCTACAAAATAATTTATTTTCTAGGTCTTTTTATTATACACAAAAAAAGGGGCAGTGTGAACACCGCCCCTTTTAAGTAATACTAATTGTATTATTTATTAACTAGTTGGTAAGTTTCCGTTACCAAAGATTGCTCTAGGATCTGAGAATCCAAAAGAGTATCTTTCTCTAGCTTTAAATCTTACGTTACCAGTATCGAAGTCACCTTCAATCGCAGTTTTGATTGGTGATCTAACGAAATGTTTCATTCCATTAGGTACATCAGTCATTAGGTAGTACGAGTCAGTATCAGTTAAGAAATTATTAACTGAGTATCCTTCTGGTACCATACCCATTGAAGCGATTGCGTTGATATCGTTATCAGCTGTTGAAGTTCTCTGAGGAGACTTCATTAATCTCTCAGCAGTAAATTGTAATTCTTTTGGAATTATCATCTTTCTACCTTGAGTAGCGATTCTTAGACCTCTTTCGTCTACGAATCCAGCGATGTCGATTAACGACTGCTCTAATGAAGTTTCATTAAGATCTGCAGCTACTGTAAGAACATTTGAAAATGTTCCGCCAGTCGCTAATGGGTGTGCGTTAGAAATTAACGGTACCCCGTCTCCACCAGTAACAGCAGCGAACTGTGCTTGGTTAAGTACGTTAGCAGCTTTAACTTGCTTCGTGTTTGACATAGATCTTGCAAGAGCTCTTGTGTATCTTGCAGCTAATCTGTCATATAGGTTGTCTTCGATTGCTTCTTCAGTGA